TACATAACCCATTCTTAATTCATATAGAACTGGTTTAATACTGTCTATAATATTGTTGATATTAGCATAATGATAATTAAGAAATTCATTCTTAGAGGTTCTCTCAACAGAGTCCACCCTAGAACGAAAGTCCATTAATGCTTTATATATATTGGGTTTAGTTTTGGTTTTGGTTTTAGTTACCATGATTTTTCCTTTTTTAGAATGTTTAACACAATTATATAGATAAAAAATAGTTTTTTTGAGTATTTTTTTAATATATAATAAAACTTCTTTAAAAATAAAAGGAAAAGAAAATGACTGAAATAAAAAAGGCAAACTACCTAACTGACCACGAAAAATTGGAATATATCCATCATGTCTTGCAAGAATGTGGTGATGCAAATGCTGAATGGCATCAGATTAAATCAGCACTAACTTGTGTTGAAGATATTAGAGAAACATTCTTTGATAAAGATGGAAATACAATTCGCCCAAACTCTAAGGGTTATTCAACAAAGGCATACATTGAAACCGACTTGGAATATGCAAAAAGAATACAGGAGATAAAATGAATGAATTTAATGCAGAGTTTGATGGATCAGACTATAAATCTAAACACGATAAGAATAGATTAAAAGGTCAAATCCTTAGAGTTTTTAATGCAGTTAAGTTTGGGGGTTGGTTTACCTTAGATGAATTACATCACATAACTAATGATCCTCACGCAAGTATATCTGCCCAACTTAGACACCTAAGAAAAGAAAAGTTTGGTTCTTAT